TTTGTTTTTAATTGTTTATTATATTCGTCAATAAGGATGGCAACATCATCTATTGAAAGGTTATTTATATCCATGTTTTAATTATTTTTCATTAGATTATAATGATGCATTTCTATTAATTTAAGTGCATCGTGTTTGACATATGTTACTGGTATTTTTGTGAAACTCATTTTTTCTTTATCCCAATAACCTATATTTATACATCTACATTTTTTACCCGTTTCTAATTCATACATATAAGCATATACTGATAACTGAAGCGTATAAACAGAATATTGACACGACTGGTAATGATTAAACGGTTTGAAAAGTGTTTTGTAACCAAATTGGTCAAAGAAGTTAAACTCACGGTTTGTTTTCCAGTCCCACACGTCAAAGAATTTTTCATCAATATCGATTATTAAATCTGACATACCAGCCAATTCGTATTTCTCAGAAAAAAGAATCCTTTCTGGCCACATAGCTACACCTTCATCTATTTTAAGACTTTCATAAGCCTCAATAACTTTTTGTTCAAAAACACCATCTTCAGTATCATCTGGAAAATACCATTTATTCGCTAATAAATAACGCTCAACTATATCATGTACTTTTGTTCCATATATATTAGCTTCATCGTTAAGTTGTTGCCAGAAATCAAGTATTTGTTGTTGGTTTAACCCTATATATCGTTCTTGTTTTGTATTGTCAGGTTGTCTAGTTATAGCCAATGAAACTGCTTCAGAATCAAAGTGTGGTTCAATAGATGAAAGTGTTGTGGTTACAGATTTATATATCTTACCAGTCTCTCTATGATGGTATTTATGCTCAATTGGTTCAAGATAGCATTTTCCAACCCAAAGTTTCGCTTTACTCATATTTTATTTTTCTTTATATTTAATACAAATGTACAATATTTTTTACTATATTACAAATATTTATATTAAAAGTTATCATGAAAGATTTTATAAAAGAACAAGTTAGAAATTCATTATCACAAGAAAAAATAGAAAAAATTGACACCTCTAAGATTAGGATTAAAAGACAAGTGGTAAATAATCTTTTAGTTTTCACACCTTATTATGATGGTGTTGTTATGGGTGCTTTTAGAATGAAACCATTTGATAATGATTATAAAATAACCTCTGTTGTTTTATATGATAGGTTTAAGGGTAAAGGTATGGGTAAAAATATGTATAGATACATAATAAAGACATTAAATAAAGAAGGTAAAAAACTATATTCAGACGACCATCAATCACCAGATGCTAAACATGTTTGGGATAGTCTAGTGCGAAATGGGTATGCTACACCTACTGAAAATGGTTATGTTTCTATTTAATTGTTATTAAAAATATAACTCATCATTACTAGGTTTTCTAGCTTTTTTAAGTAATTCAACAATACCTTTATTTTCCGATTCTTGAAAAATTTCTGATGGGTCTTTATCTGTTGATATCTTTACAATCTTAACTCTATCTCTTAAATCACCGAAATTAATTTTTTTATATAGATTAATAGCATCTTTATAAGCATCCCCATCTAATACGATAACAACAAAAGCTTTTGCGTTATCGTGTAGTTTATCTAATAAAGAGTCTGAAATAAATTTACCTAATAACGGTATTGAATTTGGTATCACTATATGTTCAAAAACACCTTCAACTAAATAGATTGTAGAATCCCAGTTTATTTTACATTCGTTGAAAATTATTTCTTGTTTTTCAGCATCTGGGTTTAGATATTTTAATTTGGTGGATTCTTTTGGGAACCATCTAGCAATAAAATAATTTAACTCACCATCTGAATTATAAGACGGAATAATAATCCTATTAAAGAACTTACCTTTGAAAGTATATCCAATTTCAAATTCTTCGATTATCTCATCTGTGATACCTCTTTCATTCAAATAAGTCATTGCTTGTGAATATTTGAAATATTTATCAGTACATTCTGATAATTTCTTATACCCTTCTGGTAATGTTAATATTACTTTAGATTTAACTTTATTATTAATTAAATCAGTATCTGGTTTAACCAATAGATAATCTCTAATGTTCTTTGGTGTTGCGTATTTTTTAAGTAGTTTGATTACTGGGCCATGCATGTTGTGTGTTTCACCACATGACCAACATTTAAATATACCTTTAGCGTAGTTTATCTCTAGATTTCCTTTACCATCACCATCTGGCATACCTTTATCGTCTGAACAAGATGGGCAATCAAATGCTACTTGTTCAGTTTCTTTATTGTGTTTCCTTGGTTCACCTAAAAAACTCTTTAAAATATCTACTACTAAAAAATCCATTTCACAAATGTAGTAAATTATTTTATAACAACAAAATAATTTAAGTTTATTATTATTTTATCTAGGCCAAACACCAATCATATTCATGTATCCAATACCACATACATAAGCATCTGACGTGTCAAAAGTTTCTTTTTTAAGTTTATTGTTTTTATCATAGAACCAAGTTACTTGTGGTTCTAATTCAGCAACCTTTCCCCAGAGTACATATTTCTTATCAATATCAAATGGATATTCACCAAAAAGAACTGGTGAGTTCTTAGCTATTACTTTTTCAGTTAATGGTGTACCATCTTTTTTAGCTTTCCTAACAGCCATTAATTCTGGAAATGCATACTTTCTAGCGTCATATGATGAAATAAAATCTGGAACAACACCAATAGTATCATATACTGATTTTGAAATCATACCGTTGAAACGCAATAAAGTAGCTATAGTATAAACATTATTTGATTGCAATAAAGGTTCTTCTATGATTACCCTAGTAATACCAAAATCGCTATAATGTTTAAGGAATTCTTGTTCGAAAATTTCAACTTTCTTAAATAATTCTTCTGTTTTGTTTTCTGGTTTAGGTTTAACTTTAGGTGATACGTGATGTAACAACTTTAATTTACCGTTATTACCCATATCTTGAAATAACGCAATACCTATACATGAAGTTGATACGTCCAGCGAGAGGATGTATTTTGAATCATCGTCATTATTATTTATATTCCCATTTAAATCCATCATATTCATTATTTTTATTTGTACAATAATATTTTATTTTATAATAAGGTATACCAGTTTTATTTTCAACATCTCTCACAGATTTGTATTCACAGATTAATACACCATCTAAATTTTTTTGTAATACTGGTTTACTTAATTTTTCACTTATTTTCTTTTTAGTTTCTTCTTTATGGTTAGAACCATACATAGGATGTTTATCACCAGCATTGAGTCCGATGTGCGCTTCACTTAATTTTTTCTTTAACTCTATTGCTTTTTCCTCACCATAAATTTCCTCATATGTTTTATCTAGTTTCTCAGATATTTTTCCAATACAAGCATTTTTTAAATTTTCTATATGTTCTTTACTTCTTGGTTTACCATCATTCAACCATGGTATTGGTTTTCCTTTTCTTAATTCAGACATTTGTTTTATTTGTTCTGGTGTTTTTTTAACACCTAAAGAACTACCAGCAATTTTACATATATTATAACCTAAATTAACATCATATGATTTATACAAATCTAAATAATGTTGTTCTCTAATTAATAATGTTTCTTTAGTAAAATCTTCAATCGTTTCTAGTATTTCAAAAACAAATGATTCTTCACCGTATTTATTCCATGCTCTTTGTAAATGTCTGGAATGATGTTTATTTTGTCTTAAATCAGTTAAATGATATGACCATCTTTTCTTAAAACCACCTTTACTACCAGTACTTCCAATATAAAGTTTTCCATTTATATTATTAACTATTCTATAAACACCATTATTTTTCATAAAAATATTTATTTAATAATCGCTCAATAAATTCAGATTTATTATTAGTTTCTGAAGCAATTTTTTCATATAATTCTCTAGATATAGTCACACCTAGTCTAATTTTTTTGTCTTCTTGTTTTAATTTTGGTCTTGCCATAATATTTATTTTTATTATAAATATCTTTATAAATCCAAAAAGTTGTATTTTAATGAAATTTTAATTAAATAATTTTGAAGTTGATACGTCCAAACTTAAAATATAACTAGCGTTATCGTTATAATTGTTTTTAATATTCATTTTATATATATTTTTATTTTTAAAATAACTCTATTATTTAAAAAATAAAGTGTTAAATTGTTATATTTACTGAAAGTGCTAAGAATTGGTTAACATTCTTAGGTACTTGGCGGTCAGTTTTTCCGTAGGCAATCAAATTTCCGAAATCATCATATAAACCAATCTCACTAATTCTAGGTACATCACCAGCAGCAAAGGTTAAATTTGTAGTTCTACCAAATTCACCTCTATCAGCAATACATGTAATCATTTGGGTAACGCTAGTTGATACACTATCCACAGTAACTGTCGTTCCAGTTGCAGCTGAAGCTGTGTAATTACCTACAATAGTAGGGTCTGTTATTACTATAAACCCTTTATCTAAATAAGCCATACCAACAGCGGTATCAGCGGTTAAACTTAAATTAGTGTTTGTTTGTAAATTATATGTTTGTTTGTTATTTATACTGAATGGTTTTTGTAAACCATACCCAGTAGCCCAACTTAATGAAGGGTTACCACCATTAGGTGTCATTATTGTATCACAAAAAACTGGAGCTACATTAAAACCAAATGGGTCAGTTACTGCTGCTGTGTCAGTGAAACTAGCGTCTAATTCATTTAGTGGTCTTAAATCACTTAAAAACGAGCTATAAATGGTGTATGTACCAGCACTAGTAGGTAATTCAACTTTTACTGTTTTACCGTCTATTAATTCACCATATTTTGAGTTATCAACACCAATGACAATTATTTTACTTGTACCTAAACCACTTAATGCTGTATCTGAAAGACCACCATTTATATAAGTTGTTCCAGTATATAAAATATCACTAGTTGAATCAATCGATAAACCGAATGAATAAAATAAATTAACTAATGGGTCTGTTAAATAATTATTTCTGTCAATATAATTAATAGTTAAATTAGAACCACTAATAACTGTTAAACCTAACACACCATTTTCAGTTATTATATTAACTGATTGTGATGATACTGGTTTGTAGATAGCACCAGATGGGTTTACAATTAAATTATTAATTAAACCTATATTACTAGATGTACTATTACTAACTGTATTTCCAAAACCAATATTACCATTTATGTTTGGTACTTGACCAGATGCTAACATTAATCCCATATTATAATTAGCATCGGAATCACCTAAACTAAAAGTTTTTATTAATGCGTTATTTGTTGATACTAGCTTTTGTCTTCCTAACGGAGTTAATTTAGCTGTAAGTGTAATTGTCGATGCTGTGCTATTAAAACCCATATATTTTAATTTTTAATTGTTATACTTATTTTGTTTTTCATTTTAGTTGAATTAAAAATCGATGCTCAACTCAAGCATAATTGTATTTCCGTTTGTTAAAGCTACTGGTGTGCTTAATTTACCAATACATACTAAATTTTTATCCATATCATAAATACCTACTTCACTAATTTTAATGTTAGGTGGATTTGTTGATGTGTTAGAACTTCTAGTGATGTTTGTTGTTGAATTAAACTCCCCACCATTTATTCTTAGGTCAAAGATTGTTTTATATATTGTAGCACCAATATGTGTTTTTAAATTACCATAAAAGAACCTCTCATCACCAAATTGTAATTTTTCTGGTGACATATTTGGTGAATAATTTAAAATATCAATCAAACTAAATATTGTAGCTGAATTATCTTTTAATTTATCTAAATTGAATCCAGTAATCAAAGGTGATTGGTTTTCTAATAATTTAGGGTTAATAGTTTCACCAATAGAACCAGTTATCGCTGGTGATGTGAAATCATATTCTTTCCATAAACTAGGATTTGGTCTATCCATTGAATCTGAAACCATTTGATATAATAACTTGAATTTATAACCATAGAAACCATAACCATCAGTAGAAGTTTCTTTCTTTCTCATGTATGGTAACATATCTGTTTCATTTATTTTAAATGAAACATCTTTTGGTGATGAAGTATTATTCGTAATTTTAACATATGTTTGACAAGGTAATGAAGTTGTAAATCCAGTTTGTCCAGAGTTATCTAAAACATACGTCATATACATTGTTTCATTTGTATTTAACACACCAGTAGAGGTACCGCCAGAAGGTGATGTTAAAGTTGCTGATAATTCTGGTAATGTCCAGTTTCTATTTGATTTGTAAGACATGGCAGCAACAATATCATCATTATGTATAGTAACAATTTTTAATTGTGGATATACCCTACCAACTACATTAGGTGTCATACTAGGATTTAAAAATGATGGGTCTTCAATTAATTCAATGTATTCGATATCTTGTGTTGTTGTAAGTGTACCGCCAGTAGCGATAAACCTCATACCCATAGTTGTTCCACTAGATGTACTTCCATTTCTTCTATGGTACATTAAATCTGGTAAATTAATACCTAAAAATTTATTATTTACAGCGTCTGTATAGAAAAATTCACCATATAAATTTGATATCGTATTATTTGTATAATGTAATATCGAAACAGATTTGGATACATCATCCAAATAACTTTGTCCAGGTCCATTACAACTAAACGCTAATGTAGTCTCAGTATCAGCAGTTGTTTTACATAAATATTCTAAATATGGTGTTTTGGTACCTAGATAAGGGAATGAACCATATTTAGTGTAATCTTCATATATTTTTGTTGTTGTTAAACCTGTTACACCAGCTAATGTTTCACACCAAACATTATTCATATTCCATACTGGAACATCACTACATGTTATGTTGTTTGCTGAATCAAATGATAGTGTTCCACTATCCCAATAGGCTGTTGTGTTATCAGCACCAAATGCTTCGGCTACTTCACCACCTTTATAGATAAATATTTGAGAATAACTAGGGGAAGTAGTTAAATCTGGTAAGTTTCTATCAACTTCTATTATAGCGTTTGTAGCTGAATTGGCTGTAATGCCTTGTATCTTATACCATAAATTTTGTAATGGTTTATTGTTGGAATTTTGAATTAAAACATCACCATTACTTGGACCATATTTTACTAACACTAAATCACCTATAGTTACAGCACTACTAGATAAAGTAAATTTATTAGTCCCACTGAACACAATATCCATAGGGTTAGAATTAAACTGATTATACAAACAAAAATCTGAATCAGTTTTTGTTATGTAAGTAGAACCAGATGGTTGAAAAAAACCTCTTTCTGTTGCTTCATTATTAGCAACTACCTTAACAACGTTTAATACACTACCGTTAATTGGTTTGTAATAATCATTTGAAGTTGAAGAATATATGAAAGATTTTAATTTAGGTTGTCTATCTAATGGTCGCATCACAACACTACTTTCTGATGAAGGGAAATTAATTGGGTCTCCATCGATTATTGATTCTCTTTCGTAATTTATTTCAGAATCACCGATTGCCCAATAAGAAAACGTAAGTTTTCCTTGGGATAATAATTCACGTCCTGATTGAGTCAATTTGATACTTACAAATGGACTAGTGTTTTTAATTATGTAACTCATATGTTATAAATATGTTTTTTTTTTCTTTATTTTAATTATAAATATACAATAATAAATATTATTAATATGTATTTATAGCATTTGATTGAATAACTACTGGTATTATTTCGCTATACACAATACTAGATACAATATTACCACATAAAGTCTTGTATTTTTTTTCATTTTTAACTCTATAATATAAAGTTGTACCAACATTACCACTAGCTATAAACGAATCAGAATAATAGTTTGATGTTGAGTCGTAACTAGTATAACCACTATAATATAAATTATTAAAAGTATTGTCGGTACTAACCTCTAAAGAGAAATTACCATTATTTTTTTGTGGTAATTCACTTATAAACCAACTTACAAGTGGTGTGCTACTATTTAAACCATTAACTGTGGTATTTTGTGGGTAATAAATAATAGTTATTATATCACCAACAACTAAATCTCCCTCTAATATTAATCTTTTTAAGTTACTACTTGATTGATAAAAGTCAATATTATTAGCTAACGTAACACCATTTATCATTAAAATAATATTATTTAACATTGATGGTGTTACTGATGTGTAAATCTCGTATTTATTTGTTGTTGTATTATAATAAACTAAATTCGAACCTTGACCATTAGTCGCACCACTAACAATGTTGGTATTTATGTCTATATTGTCAGAAACAAAATTAGGCCCACCACCAGTTGTGTAAATAAATGAAATTATATCATCCTCGGCAGTTAAACCATATAGTGTTACTGCATCACCACTATAGGAATAATCATAATCTTTTGATAAAACTAAACCATTTAGAGTCATGATAAAACCACCTATATTAGGTGGTGGTGCAAAGGTTTGTATATTGGGTTCTGGAAAGAATGCAGTTTGTTTTAAAACTCCAACACCTTCTTCATTTGACCCATTATTAACAAATGTTGGTATTTCAGCTTGTTTAATTGCAACGAAATAGTAATCTAAATTTTTATCATAAATATTGTATTCGTCACCATAAATATAATTTATTGTGTCAATACCTTTACCTAATAATCCCATAAAATTAGTACACGCACTAAATTGGTAAAACCCTTTTATCATATAATCACCATCTATTGTTATACCACTTGATGGAATTAGTTGTGTTGTACTATTTGTTGCACTAAACGTAGTGTAATTTAAAATTTCTGACCTATATACTGGTATACCGCTAAACCCATTTAATGAATCATTGTATTTATATATTTGATACCTAAAATTAGCATTTGTATCTATAAATGTTTGTGTATTTCCAGTAAAATCAAAAAATAAAGGTATAGTTTGAGTAGATGCTGAAATAATATAAGTAGCACCAGTTACTGTGTTACCAGTACAATCTATTTTTGTCGCACCACTAATGTTGTACAACGGACTATTAAACACACACATATCAGTACTCATATTGAAATTGTTAAAATTTCTATTTCTGATTGCTGAATTCTGGTTCTGTATATATATTCTTTCTTGGTATCTCATTAGTAATTTATTTCTAATGTTTTTGTTTCAATGTTATATGTATTTGGTAACCCAAATTCTATTGGTGTTTGTAGTTTAGTTTCTAAATCTACATTTGAAAAGTTTTGTAAATAAGCAATAAAACCGTTAAGATTTATATAATCTTCTTGTTGAATTTCACCAGAAACACTAGTGATTAACCTAATGTCATCTATTACGTTAGGTAAAACTTCTCCTTGTATTTTTTTTAATAATTTTAACATATCTATACTTTTTTATTTAATAACCATAGGTGTATAATATATACCATCTGATGGTGAATTAGTTTCTTCTTGTTCAGAAAAATTACCGCTAATTATTTCAACCCTACCTATAAATTCAGAACCATTATTCATTTGTTTCATATAAACACCAACACATTTTGTTGTTTTTGGACTAACACCTGTTTCTATTGGATAAATAGTGGTGTTTTCAACAGAAACATCTGCTTTAACCATAGTTAACTCACCATTAGATTTTAATATAATATTAATTTCTTTAGCTATAGAATTGAATTTTTCAAATTCTACTTTGTATTCAATATAAATTGATTCATCAAAACAAATCGATGCACTAAGCATATTAATTAAGTTACTTAATGCTTTTTTAACCGATAAAGTTTGGATGTTTAATTTAGCGTTTAATTCATTTACTTGTTTTAAAACTTTATTTGGTAGGGGGTTATCTAGTATATATTTATTTATACACTTTAAGTAAGCATCATATATTTCTATAAATGTAGTAGCGTAATCTTCCCAATCACTTGGAATTTCACCACAATTAAAATCTTCTTTATCGAATAAGTACATATTATTATTATTATTGTTATTATTATTATTGTTATTCTATACAATCATCGGTGTAAAATTTGTCTATAACATTAGTCATACAATCATTTAAATATTCTATATCACTTAAATTACATAAATATTCTAAACTTTCTAAACATGTAATTAAAGTACCTTTTTTATACATAAATTTTTGTTGGTCAAACATTGTATTACTATAAATTTTAGTACTACCCCAGATTGTTGTCGCTGGAATTACTTGTTCAATTACATCTACCCAATAAACACCAACCATATTAGCTATACTATCCATTTTATCATAACTATAAGCGGAACTTTGAACACCTATATAATTTGGTGAATTAACATATCTATCATATAACGCTTTAAGTGTTGCATAGTTAGATAGTGTTTTTCTATTTTTAACATCTATAAGTTCAGTTGTTAGGTGATTATCGAATTGTTCATTTGTTGTTGATTCAATTAATGGTTTAGAGATTAATTCATTAAAATCAAGTGTTAAATCACCACATTTATTAGGACATAATTCTGGGCAATTATTTTTAATTAAATAACTCTTATTTAAGTTCGATGCATTGATAATTGTGTTGAAACCGTTAATAAAAATATTAACGAATTCAATCATTTCCTCGTCATTATTTTTAATAATACCAAATGTTTCACTTTCTGCATATAGTTCAGTACACTTATTCTCTTTTTCTAAAAATATAAAACCACCACAATTAAATTTAAATAATCTACCGCATGTTATATTTTCAATTTCTAAATTATCAGTTAACCATTCATTGATTAAACCATTATAAAAATAATCTAACCATCCATTTCTTAAACTTCTGTAACATGTATAATAATCTTCAATATCTAAATAAGGGTTATATTCATCTAATAACTCAACATCAACATTTAAAAAAGTACTAGTATTTATAGGGTAACTAATATCACATGAACCACTATTTAATAAATTTTCGTTATCGTTTATAAAACATTGTACGTCATTCTCTATTGCACTAGCTATGTTTATATCTAAATCAATTTCTTTGGTGTTTATAACCAATCTTTCATCGTTTACATCATAGTTAGTTTTTCTAATAATGTTTGCACCTTGATTGTTAGCTATATCAAAATCTCTATTATTTATTATTGAATTATTTAACCATGATTTTTTATTATCAATTATTCTATCTAAATTAAATCCTGGTGATTCATTAATTAACACTGATTTACCATTACCTTCTAAACAATCCCTAATTAATTTAATATTATCAATGTAAACACATATATCTGAACATGTGTTATTTATATTTAAAGAAATTTTAACTTTTTTATTTTTAATTGTTTCCAGAATATTTATATCATCTATTAATGTTGTGAAGTTTAGCCATTTAGAAGCAAAAATTTCTTTAGACAAACTATATTTAAATATATCTCTATCGGACACACTATTACTTAGTTCAGATTCAGCGTATAACCCTTTTAAAAACGAATCTTTAACAATTCTACATGATTCTACATTACAATGAAAATCAGCTGGTTTTGATGCGTCATTACACTCATAACTAAAAGGTACTGAAGGACCGATTAGTTCATCATTAAATTTAAGTACTGTACAGCCATTAGCCCAACTTTCATCATAATTTGGTTCACCACATAAATAAAAACCACTATCATAAGGATGGTTTTTTAGATATTCATATAAATTACCAATACCTATTTCTGGGAATAGTTCAGTTTCAAAAACACTTGTTAATGAACCATCATTATTAACAACTTCTAATCTCATTGAAACGTCTAGTGTTTCTAATACTTCTATAGGTGTAGCACATGAATTAGGTGTATCTATTTTAATTAATAAATCATTTAATTCATTTTCTAATTTAATAAGATTTTCGTCACATTTTTTTTGTTCTTGTATTAATTCATCTATTTGTATTTTTAAATTACTTTTATACCCAAAAGGTGTTGTACATTCTTCAATAACCATTGGGTTATTAGAATTAATTAACTGATTATTAACCTCTATAAGTGTAGTAATATCATCACAAGTATAAGAATCTGGGTCTCCGTCTAAAAATCTTTTATATCTAGATGGACCTAAAATATTTTGCCATTGTGTTAAACCATTATTTTCTTCAATTATACAATAATTGATATTAGTTGGTTTAACATTAATATTATTATTTTTAGGTTTAATACCATAAGCAAATGGTACTGAATTAGGGCAAGATGTAATTGAATATTGACTATTTAAAAAATCATTTGTTGTATTACTAATCTCAAATGATATTTGTGAACAATCCACTTTAATTTTTTCAATAGTGTTTTGTAATACATTGATTTCTTTTAATAAAACTGGGTCGGTATTTGTATTTATTGCTGGATTTAGAATATTAGCTAAATTTTGACAATCTAATTTAAAAAGATAATCAAATTCTACTTTTAAACTACATTCTTTATCATTATCATCTATATTGAATAAAGCACCGTCATTACCGACAGCATTTATTAAAACTTTAAATGAATCTATTTCACAATAATTTATTTCTTCCTTCCATCTACATTTTTGTTGGTTTGCATCCCAATAAATATTATTTGTGTCTACATTTGAAAGTAACCCTTCTTTTGTATTTAAATCTTTTATCAGATTTGGTAAATTAACTGTACAACAAAAATCACCTAACTCTACTGGTGTTTTTTTACCAAAAGTTCCTATAAAAATATCAATACTACCGTCACTATTAATTAAAATAGTATCTTGTTTTGGTTCATACCCATCATAGGTTCCATTTTTAGCAAAATATGTTCCTTTAGGTCCACCAACTAATTTTAATTCGTTCATTATTGATTGAGCGATTGAATTGGTGATATTATTACAATTACCAATATGGTCCTCCAAATCGAAAAAATATGACATATGTTTTTTTATTTATTTTATTTTTTATTTATTATTTTCGCCATATAAAATAATCAAAAGTATTACAAGCTCCGATTTGACCTGTTTGTCTTCCAACTATATTTTTGAATATAATACCTTCTTCACCTCTATTATAATCGATTTTACCTATATCTGTCAATTTACAACCAAAACCTATTTTACCAGAATAAGGGTCTAAAATACCACTTACTGGTATTGTGTAATTAGATAAGCAATTTGAACCATCTGGTGTTACAACAACGTTACTACCAATACCTAGAAGTTGTGCAAATTGAAGGTATAATTCACCAGAGCCAGTTGGTATTTCAATTGGTTGTAGGAGGTTATATTCGTAACCACCATCTATAAGAGTTCCTTTTTTTAAACTCCACTGTCTTGCAATATTACACCCAAGTTTTTGTGTTGTTCCACACACATATCCACTACTTTTAAGAAATTTACCACTTGATAGCCCATTACTACTCATGGATTCCATGTAAGCCGACACTCCACCTAAAACTGAACAACATTCTTGGCTTATGAAGATAGTTTCTTTTTCACCTATAACTTCTTTATTTGGTCCATATGTTTGTTTTGTTACAACCCAGAAACCTGTTTCGTTATCTATATATCTGTTAACACCTAAATCGTTACACGATTGACTAATTTGCTTACCTTTTTTAACACAAACACTTAAAATATCATCACCTCCCTCACATTCACAACCACAAGGTGTTAATGTGGGTTCTGGCATTGGGTCTTTTATTATTTCAGACTCATAAACAATACAATTACCAATATCTGAATTATCTTCAGCTATAACATCAACATAAGTTGGTCCATTATAATTAGTTATAACACCTTTTGAATAATTTGAGAATATATTTTTTTCACTTATTAAAGGTTCATCAACTGTAATTGTTACGGGTGAAAAATTGGGTATTAGTTTTTTAAATTGATTAATATATTTAAAACCACCATCGTAAAAACCAACATGTGGGTTGTTACCAGCTAAAATATCTATAGTTGCACCAGTACCACCAGTTTCTCTATACCATAAACCATTGTTTTGGAAATACATATCTGGAGTGTTTGGTAATGGATTAGGAAAACCATCTTCATCAATTGGATATAAAGATAAATCAGTTTCTAAACCATTTTGTTCTAAAACATCTAAAAATATATTAATATCTATTGGTCCATTGGCTTTATAAATATATTCATTAAAGTTTATCAAACCTTTTGGTATACCCATAAAATTAACCAAAAACTCAATTGATTTCCTAGCTCCTTTTGATTTCCAAAGCCATGGTGAATTTAATATAAGTCTTCGCCATAATTCATTATCTCTTTCTAATGATGTTAAACCAATTGATTGACCATCAAATGTTGAATCAGAAGTTGTTACATAATTATTTACTAAATCATTTCCGATAATTGTTGAGGATAAATCCCAACCTAAAACTCTAGCTAAATCTTTTAAATATTTATCTGGTAAGTTATCTTCTTTATTATATGTTACAGTACGTGCAAATGATATACCATCTATAAACTGATTTAAATCGTCAAAAGACCTACCATAAATATTAAGCGTTTTATTAACTTTTTGTCCAGTTGTTGTATCTTTATGAATTTCATCTAAATGTACTGGTGTTGTATCAAATGCAGATATTGATTCAGATACTAAAAATCTACTCATTAAATTTGTTTCGTTTAAATCGTAATTCGTTGCAATATCTAATAAATCAGTTGCATAATTAGTATAATCAGTAGTATCGAAATCTATATTATAACCATCAGATACTGGCCAAGTTAATGATTTGTTTGTATACATTAAAACACCATTTTCAGCCCTTAAAGGATAATCAAAAATTGATTTATATAGCGGTAATGTTTGCCTATTTAATAGGTATTTATTCAATCCAGTTAATGAATTAAAATAAGTATCTACAATTATTTTTTTTGGTTTTATATGGTAATAAATATTTGAAGAAGAATAAACACTAGTAAATGGGTTACCTTTTACTTTGATATAAATATAATCATTAAAATCATAAGTTGAACCAGTGAAATTTAAAATATCATATTCAACATTATTATATAAAATAGAATAAGAACCATAATTCATAGTAATGTTTCTTAAATCATTTGTTTCATTAAATGTATCTATTATACTACCATTTGTTAGAAAATTTATTTGAAACTGGTTTACTAAAAAAGTAACATTAACTTTAAAAGTAGCTTCGTTAGTTAATAAATTGTAAGAATAATCTTCATAAGTATTACCTACATAATCATCACCATTAACACTTACTAATGGTGATGCATATAAAGATGCTGGCCAATTTGTTATAATATCCTCTAATACTATTCTAATATATTCAGTCATTGAGCCAAATAAAGAATAATTTTTTAAGTTTCTTGGGTCTAAATTTAAAAATGTATTTGTATTGTTTTGTAAAAGTATCTGAGATTCAACAACATTTAAATCTAAATTTTCTAAAGTTATAAAATCAGAAAATTTACCATTAATATAGTTTTTATTTATTTTAGGGTCTAAGTTAGTGGTAATAGAAAAATTACCCATAGTAAATAACGGAGTACCACCATTACTAGCTAATTGTACCCCTACTAAATCTTGTGAAAATGGTCTATAAGAAATATTACCGTTATATGTTGTTTTTTTCGAATATCCAGCTACTTTTATTTTTTTTGACATTTTTAATTTTAGATTGTTGTGATATTATTAAATGTTTTACTAAAATCAATTACACTTCTTTGTTCTCTAACCTCAAATAACGGTTTACCCGTAAATTGGTCTTTAATTTCGTATAAATTGAATTGTTTATAAATATCATTATTAAAATTATAAATAGTATAAATTCCATCTTCAAGACTTTTAGTTTGGTTACCAAATAATGCAAATGCTAATGTTTCAACATCATGAGCTACCATTTCAACTTCAATCATAATAGGGTTGAAGAATGTATTTGTTATTATAACTTCTTGATTTGGTTGACCGATAAAAGGTAGTGCATTTGGTTTAACACTAGAAGCTGATGCTGGTGATACTGTACAAAAAGTTGTACTAGAATTATCATTAAAACGATATCTAATAGCTTTTTGATTTGAATTCGTTAAATTTTGATTTACAGCTTCTGCTCTATTATTTGATGTGATAATTCTAAAGAAATTACTAATCTTAGCGTCTGTTATTGAAGAAGTTGTATTTAAATATTCTATTCTATAACCAACTAAACCGTTATTCTCAAACTTACTAGAAAAATTAGTAGGTAATGATGATATATCAAATAATAAACCTTTTATATCTGGGAATGAAGATAACACACCAACATCAGATATTTTTGTTCTTATTTCTATTGGTTTAATTATTATAGTGTAAAAACCTTTTGTGTTAAATTGGTCTACTGGTAATTTAAGTGTATACATTCCACTAAAAACCTCAAAACCAACGACATTTGATTGACTTTTATTTGGATTATCAATTTTCTGTAATACAGCATTCGCATCTAGTTTAATTAAATTAGGGTTCCCTACTTTATCTCTAGATGGTGTGTAATGATAAAAGATTTCAACATCTTCTGGTGATACATCAGATGGTCTTACAATTCCGTATGTTCCCGTACTCACTATATTATTTTTTTATTAATTTTTTTATTTCGTTTATCAACAATTAATATATTGATTTTTGAAATATTATCATTAACCCATTTTATTTTATTATATTGGGTTAAATCTATCTTATTTGTGTATCTTGATGGTATTTTACCTATTAAAATATTATATGTATAATCAGATTTTATTTCTATCAATTTATTATTTAATTTAAAATCTGGAGTATATACACCAAATGGTGTTATTATTTTTTCACCATTAGTTGGTAAAGTAAGTCCATATTCAATTAAATATTCAATATAAAATTTTTCATAAGTTCCTTGACATTTTAACCCATTAATTATAAAATGTTTACATACACCACCAGTTTGAACTCTATTACCACTTTTAGCTAATTTTTGTTGTGCTTTTTTCATGTTAAATTTTATTTTATCAGATAATTTAACACCTTTTTTTAATATAGACATCGCCTCTGATTTATCTCTTCTAAAATCACAATTACTTAAATATTTATCTACAAACGATGATGTTAAACCAGTTTTCTCAGCTATTTCATCACATGAAT